GAAACTATCTCCTTAAAGGCTATCTACGATGTGGCGAATGCGGTGGAGCATATACCGGTGGTGGTTACGTCATGGTAAATGATGACGAACATCAGATATATGCTTGTTCTAACCGTAAACGTAAAATGCAATGCAAAGGCAAACCAGTCAACGCAAAACGTCTTGAGCTCTATGTAGTAGACACGATCATGAGAGACTTTATGACGGATGAGTACCTTCAGAAAATGGCAGACGATCTGAACTCGGTTATTGGTGAGAATCGACCAAACTATGAGAAGGAAGTAAAGTTAATAAACTCTCAGCTATCGCAGAATAAACAGAAACAGCAAAAACTCTGGGACTTCTTTTATGCAGGCGGAATAGATCAAACAACATTTAGCGATCAATTGAAGTCACTTCAAAGAGAATACGAGGATCTTACAAAGCGACTTGAAAACATCAAGACGTATCAAGCTGCTCCAAAATATGATGTCAATGGAATGGTTGATAGACTTATCAATTTGAGAGACTCATCAAGCCGAGAAAGTGAAGCAACAAAAAAGCTTCTCATCGAAGCCTTCTTGCAAGAGATCATCGTATATAACGACTTCTTTGACGTATTCTTCCGGACAATTCCGGCACCAGAATCCGCAAAAAATAGTGCTGCGACTGGTGGAGATGAGACGCGACCAGCAAAGCACTATAAAGTCAGTCGCAAAGAGCTGAAAACTTGGGCAAACAAAGAATCTAGACTTTTATAGCAAAATACTCGTTACCACTAGTCGTCTTCTCGAATAACCAACTTATAAATATCCAAATGATGAATTGCGATTAATCAAGGTCGTTCTTATTTCATGCAATTCAATTTTGACTTAACTAGCTGGATAAATCTTCCAAATATGTAAATACCATTTTTATCAGTTGAACCGTCTGTTATATCTTTAATGAATCTCATGTATACAACTTGATCTAACGGAAGCAGGATATACTCTTTCAAAAAATCCTTCTCTTCATCATCCTCATACTTTTTATAATGATAAATCGCAATAAATCTAGGGTCGGATAAGTTATCAAAAATTCCGATTTGTCCAGTTATTCTAAGTTCTTTGTCGTTTGCACTTCTTAATAAAACCTCAACATTTTTATGTGACTTATTTGACTTCAAATCGTGAATAATGTTGCCACGAGTAAACCCAAGAATCTTCTTGATTCCCCAGGATCGTTGGCCAACATACTTCCTCAAAATTATATAGAGGTATGCAAATAAAAGCGATAATGCAATAAGAGCTAGCAGCTGAATCCACTCTTGGTCTATATCAATTTGAAGTTGACTATCAATAAAACTGTTTAACCAAGAAACAAAAATATTAAAGAACCAACTTATAAGAATCTCTAAAGCGAATCCTGTTTGATATTCCTGTTTGTCCACGAAAGTTACAGATATCAAATTCAGAAATATGAAGCCAGGGATATAAAAACGCAGAATAACAGGGATGTACTGCTCTAAGTTTAAAAGTAAATCAGCCGGCATGTGTCATCCTTTTTTTGGAGGTGGATTTTTTGTGTCAGTTGTTGTTATTACCGACCTCTGATTAGTTTTGCCTGGTGTGACATGATTAGCATTCTCATTCGATGTTTTTCCATCCGTTGGGTGGCTGTTTCCCGGCTTTACCGGTATGCTTTTTGATTTGTCGTCCATACTTCATCCTTTCTTTATAATCGTAATTAACTCTATTCAATTACTTAATATCAACAAAACCAAGTGAAAAATGCACCTCATCTGTCATGATTTCGTGATTAATTACTTATTGGGATCATGAATCCCCTTTTCCCCAATTACAGTCATGACATAACATGTGCAGATTATCTGGAGAGTTTTTCCCTCCCTTAATCCAGGGTGTAATATGATCTCCTGCCATTTCGCTATACTCAAAATGCTTTTTACATTTTTTGCATATACCATTTTGCTTTTCGTATGCAGCTCGCTTTTGACTCTCAGAAAACGCTCGGATGTTTAGATGCTTCTCGTTTCTTGTCAAGACATAAGAGTAGATACCTTTTTTATTCGTTACATCATCATCCATGAGTAACTTTTGGATTTCTTCCTCGAGTTTAGAAGTATCAAATACTACGGAGCGATAATTATCATATAGGCTCCCCCAGTTGATGCCCTTCATAAGACTCCGTTTCATTGGGAAAGTAAGTTCAACCCACTCAATAACATTCCGGAAATAGGTCCACAGTTCGTTAGCATTAGGATCATGTTGGTGAATAGACATGTATTTCTCAATATTTCCACTGGTGATCCAATCTAGTGCAGTTTCAAGAAAGTCTTGTCTTATCGGCGACCCAACAACATAGTCCTTTGCTAAGTTGTATGCAGCACAGTTTGATTTGCTAAATTTGAGTTTTGCATCGGATAACCAGGGACCAGTGTATGTTGCATTTCGAAGTTCCTGATCGGTCAGCTTCTCACCTGCTATGTTTATAATTCTGAACCAATCAAGTTTTTCTTTATCGTTCCCTTCGCAAAAATAGATCATGAGCTTGTAGTTTAGAATCTGTTCTTGTTCCGTCTTCGTTAAATTATGAAATGCTCGATTGTCTATTGAGTAATCTCCATTGACGTACTGGCAGAAACTAATTGTACGTTGTTGGCCATCCATGACTTCAAATGTTCCATCGTCATTCTTTACCCAGTACATAACATTTAATGGGAATTTCTTTTGAATTGTTTCTAGTACCGCATTGCGTTTTTTCTCATCATATACGAACTCTCTTTGGTACTTGGGACGAATGTTTAATAATCCGTTGTAACCTACTACTCCTTCTTCAGAATTATCAATATATCCAAATACGATATCCTTGACCAATATTTCTTGAAGTTCAATTTTCATTCTTTTTACCCGCTTTTTGAATGATAATTCTTGCATATGGGACATCAACTTCTCCATCTCTAATTAAGTATAAATCGCCATCTACAGCTGCTCGTTTTTGAATCTCTTTCCGAAATCTTTTATGTTCGATCGTGTATGGTCTGACACCTATTTCTAAACCAGAGGATGATATACCCAAGCCAATTAATTTAAACTGATCTGGATTGTACTTATCAATGAAAGATATTGGGACTCCCATAAATCCATCATAATCAAATGGAATATCAATGGTTTTGGAAATATCAATAGCATCATAATTCTCGTATTTCGGATAGTCCAAATGATTGAATTTCCTGAAAAGTGTAATAGTTTCATGTCGCTTTGAATGATCAAGATTGGTGAACCAAATTGATGGAACATTTTTCAATTTCTTACCATCAACTGTTTTGTCAAATTCTAAATAGTCATCTGGAACATAGAACCACATACCACCTGAGAAACCACGGTAACCTGTCCAAATTTGATTCTGTTGAATCTTCGAAAACACATCCTTGTAAGTTATGGCGTTTTTATTTCCAATTACTATGAACCTCTTATCAAACTCAATCAATTGTTGAATATATTCACGAAAAAGCGAGAATGGAGGATTGGTTACAACTATGTCAGACTCTTTAAGAAGTTCAACACATTCTTCTGATCTAAAATCTCCGGTGCCTTTAAGGAGAGTTAATGTGTTTTTCTTATTCTTTAATAATATTTCTACATCAACCAAATCAATTGCCCCATCTTCATTCAAATCACTTACTTCCGTTATCTCAATCTTGTACGGCATTCTGGGATCAACTATTTCGTCATTAAGAGTCTCAATCTCAAACAATGAAAGTTGATTACCAGTTATGGGTGATCCTACAAAGCAAGTAGCAATTAGTTTTTTTAGTTTTAGGTGGTTAAAGTTTATCGCAAAGTACTTAAAAAAATTACTTTCATAGGGATCATCACAATTACAAAAAACTACTTTACCTTCGAAATGACCCTTATAATGAATAAGCTCTGCTTCAATATCCGACAGTTGAGTATAAAACTCATCTACCTTATTTTTCTTTGCTTTATCCAACTTTTTGTTTCCCATATCAAGTCCCCAGTATGCACTCATTATACATTAATTTTTTACGAGGTCACATTGAGAACTGTGATTGAATAGGAAATGTATTATTGAATTTTCAAATTCTGATTTTGTTTGAAAACGTATTGATTTCCCTCTAAATACCAATATCCCGTTGATTCAAATTTTTCCGGATCTATTGGGTTTTGGGCATACGGATTCAAATAAAGATAAATTGGATTGTCAAAATATCTTTCACGAACACTGGCATCGAACAGAATAACTGCTGAAACAATCGAATTATTTGGATTTAGGAAGAAATTAGCACTGATCTGTGAACCATTATATTTTGAGTACGTATCTTTATGAGAAAAGAACGAATTTTCAACTATTCTCTTTGTGTGATTGACTCTTATTGTCGGTATATCAGCACCAACCAACACCCTGCATAATCCAATTCCAAACTCCTCAACAAACATGTAATTGTATAGTTCACCTAGATTCATCAATATTACGTACGGTTTCGAACTTTCGATTTGCGTAAACCTTGAAAGATTCTTCTTATGTTGTGCCACTTTGTTATTAAGTGATTGGGTAATCATTGGTAAAAGGTAAGATAATAATTCTTGGTAATCAAATAAACCCTTTATCTCATGGAATTTGTTCACCTTTTTTCTCATCTTACCCAATGTGATACAAACAGACTCGTAGTATGTGCCATTAGAAATAATGTCTGGGCCGGGTTCACTTGATTTATCAGACGATACAAGCAATGGTTTTTGAACAGATATAAAATACATAAATAGATTTATCTCATGGATTCTTCCCCAGAAAACATTTGGATTATAAACTCCAGACTCTAAATTACCTTTCTCTTTAAGTAAAAGATTGCGTCTATAATTCTTTTCAGCATTGGAAATTATTGATTCTGGAATGTTCATCAGATCTATAATTGACTGCCTAATAGCACCTAAAAAGAAGTTGATATTTCCAGCTTTAGTCATCTCGTGTTGAAAATTCGAGCTTTTCTTGATATCTGACATTGAATTTACTTACCAAAACAATTGTAACACTATCAATAAAAAAGAGCTCCGTTATGGAGCTCTAGTTGTCATCAAGTGGTTTCTTTTGTCGAGTCTTCTTTGCTTCTTCCAGAATTTGTATACGAGTCTCATGGTTATGATGCTTCTCATACAGCTCCTGGTGCTGACGAGCATTTTCCTTCGCATCGTTGATGATCGTATCCAACTTGGTGTTTACGATCCCCTTAAACTGACCTTCACGATCCACTTTGGCATCGTTGGCATTCTTCCATTGATAGATACCGAAGATCAAACCGGCTAGTCCGGCAATCCACCCGAAAGACACAACAGAGTTCATGTCCATTTTAGGGTTTCTCCTTGAGACTGACTGACAATAACATGGTATCAACTTCGATCTGGCGATCAAACGGAAGATACTTCGGTTCAATGATCTTCACTTTGTTCCAGTCCGGATTTAGAGCCGTATAGGTGATCTTGTTGTCGACGATAATCTGTGCCCATTGATGTCCTTCAACGACGTCTGTCAGGCCTAGATATGGGTATTCCGTGTTGATTGACAGGTAACCCAGGATGTTCCCGTTGGCAGCGTCCCGATACCGTAATCCGCTAGTGATGACTTTGAGCACCGGTAACTCCGGACGCTTCTCAACGATGGTAATCAGCTGGTAATCCGGAATGAACTTCTGGCCAGTAATGTACTGTAACGGATCAACACGCGTCCCATTGATCTCGATGTCGAAATGGAGATGATTTCCGGTTGAGAAACCGGTTGATCCCATCTTCCCAAGAACTGTTCCCTTTTCGATAACATCCCCCAGTTCAACGGACACTGATCCTTCAGCCAAGTGCCGGTATGAAGTTACATGACCTTTACCATGTTGGACCCGAACATAGTTACCGGAAGACATGATGCCTTTGGCAATGAAATCCTTCGTTTGACTAGCTTTAATGTTGGAGACAACCGCAATGACCTTACCGCGAGCTGCGCATTTGATGCTGGTGTTGATCGACTTCAGATCGATCCCGTAGTGGAACCCTTTGACCTTTTCACCGCCAATCTTAAGCACGCGTTCACCGTACGGGGAGGTCACTGTTGCAGACTTAACCCCATCCAGAATCGGAAGGGCCATCGTGACGGTGAATGCCATTAGCCTATTGCCTGCCCTTCTTCTTCAGTGATACCGAACACATCCGGATTCTCTTTACCAAGCAGTGATTTGATTTTGTTGTCGATGGTGACCATGACGGCCGGCACAGGAATCTTCGCAAGTGCAATGAAGTGCATGGCCAAACTGTTCCCTTTGATTGCAATGACCAAGATCGTCAGGAACTTGAACAAACTGTTGAATATTTGAATGTCTTCAAACGTGACATCCTTGACTGAAAAGGCAAATAGACCCAATGTGAGGTATCCGACCGCTAAGGCAAACAGATCCTTAAGTCCCGTGATGGCTTTTGGCCAACTGAACTTATCTTTGATTGCTGCTTCGACTGTACCGGTAATGAGATTGCCGATTGCGACAACCAAGAGAATGACCAGGTAGTTGACTAGAAAGAACTGCCATATGAGTGTGATGAGATTCATAGATCTCCTTTCTGCCCAAAGGGCTATGAAGAAATGGTGCTCTAGGCACCCTTCTTGCTGTTCAACGATTCCAGTTGTTCGATCTTGGCTTTGAGTTCTGCATTAATGCTCTGAAGAGCTTTGTTCTCAGCCTTTGCGAACACGTATGCTCGATTCAGTTCACTGCACCGAGTTTCATACTCATTTACGACATCTTCGAATTTGACTTCCATTATTCCTCCTTAACGCCCGATCGCGTTGTAGTAAATCGTGTAAGATGCGGATGCTGTTGATCCATATTTGAACAACTTGATTACAAAATTTGTTGTACTGACTGACACAACAAGAAATGACACATCAACGGCGCCTACAGGAAATACCGAAACTGACGGCGCTACTGTGAACGGATATGAGGTGTCAAAGGTTATCGTGATAGTTGAGGAAACATAGAATCCTCCTCCATACGCAGCTGTGATCGCAGCAGTTTGAGCAGATGAACCGGACTTTATGATTGTTCCATCACTCATTTTTAGAGTTCTTGGGTTGGTCGTTTCTTGACCGGCAATAGCTAAGACCTTTTGATCGTCTTGATAAATGTTTTTTGCATAGACATTTAAAAAAGGCCAGGCAGGTGTTCCAACATAGCCAATACCCGTAGTACTACTGCTAGCCGGTAGCAAACCGTCTGACGGAGTTCTCATATAACCGGTCGGAGACCCGCCTTTTGCCATGAGTTGTCGGTAAGTAGCGCCATCATCAAAGACTTGAGACCAATCAACTGTCGCGCTTATTGCTAAGTCTCCCGATCCTAATAGACTACTTCCGTTAACTGTCTTAATGTTTGTTCCGGACACAAGCGCTTGTTGGAAATAGGAAGCACTAAATCCACCAAGCTTATCTGAATCAACCGCAAGGCCATTTGCAGTATTAAGTTGATACCACGATCCCCATGAACTGTAGAAATTTCGGATCCATGTTCGAACATCATTCGAAAGGTAAATTGTCAAAGTTTGTTTGACACCGGCATGTTTCTCTACTAGCAATGAAAAGGCATTTGCTGTGGGGGAGTTGAGCAGAGTCGCAGCTATTGAGTTCATTGAACAGTAGTACATGCCTGGGGTTGTTAATGAATTTAGGTCAGTACCATTCACTATATAAATCGGTGCGAATCTTGCATTGATATCACCTGTTTGTCGAATGTTGCTAACAACATTGAGAGTTCCGGTGATTTTGACTGTTTGGGTTGTAGGATGCAGCTCAATGGCTGCAACATTGGTATCATCAGATGCTCTAAGGTCAATATAGTAATCTCCGGATGATCCGGCATAGAAAGTCAGACGATTGAATATCCCACTTACCCAGTCTTGACTGGATTCTAGTGTCATTCCTCCATCACCCAACTCCATAAAGGTTGACCAGTCCATTCGCGGTTCAGTAAAGGCATATCGAGATCCAAGTTTGAGTGCATCGTAAGTGTAACGGACGCCAGCTCCAACATTGTCGAAGGAGTCATAAAAAGTGATTCCATCAAGATCCACACTGACAACATCGATCCCGCTTTTGATTGAAACCAATCGGTTTCCACTGATCTCTATTCTGTCACCTGTATCGCTGGTTTTGAGTGTACCCCCGATGATGTCAGAACCCGTGATCGTACTACCGATTACAGCACCGGCATTCAGCGTCCCTTTGAGCACCAGGTTCCCATCGACATCAGCGTAGAAGACATCGACCGATGCATTGTTCTTGATCTTGAGTCCACCACCCAGAAAGGTGGCCATCGTTCCATCAAAGGTGTATTTAGCACCCTGAAGGATGCCATCGTAATAATCCTCAGTGATGATGTCCACTTGAGACCCGATGATTTGAATCTCGCCACTTAGTTTATTGACTTTGATTTCTGTGGTTTTGATCTTCTTACTCACGTCACCGGAGTAATCGGAATCGATGTCTGTCTTGCTTGGTGCAACGGCCATGAGCGAACCGCTCCAGGATCCGGTGTGTTCAAACATCACCGAAGTAACCTTCAAGGTTTGGGTAACGGAATTGTCGTCGATAAATAACAGCTCATCTCCAAGGTCGAAACTTGGATCACCCGGATATTCTAATGTGGCTACATTCATTTCAAAGCCATCCAACACATCGAATACCGGCCCAATTAGTCCGGCGCGATCTCCATCAAGGATTGGGTTATTGTCAACCTTTACCCGAGTTTCTCCAAACAGATCGATGCTGGGCTGATTGACTTCGATAACCTCATCATTGGTCGGGTCCCGAGTTAGTGCCAGCGAGTTGATTGGTCCATAAACATCCGAGACCTTATACTCGAAGACTTCATTGATCGTACGACCTGAGGACGTAAAGCTGACGAAGTACAGTTTGTTGTCACGGCCAATGCGCGCAAACTGGCCACACGCTTCAGCGACGTATTGGATCGCATTACGGTAGGATCCTTCAACCATTGGTTCAGCGTTGAGTACCAGCGTACTGTAAAGCCATGATGTACTACCCAACGCAACCCCAACTTCAGCACAAATGGCCAGTACCCAATCCTTGACTGTCATTGGATACGTCGGAGTCAGTTCATACTTCTTGTCAAAGAGAATGGACGAATCTAACGCTTCAATAATGATCTCGTCTTTGGCCTTATCGATTACTTCGTTGGTAACGATAAAGGATCCCAGCAAGACATCTTCAAAGGCCAGTCCGACCTTGAGTGATGCGGTGACTGTGATTGACCGATTAGCGGATATGAAGTCATATCCGGGCTGTTTCGCGATAATGCGATAATTGACCTTCGCAGTCGGAAACTTGCCTACAAAGCCCGATACGGAGTCCATAGGCAATTCGTGACTGTATTTGAAATATGACAGAACGTCTTCAGAAGTGACGGTCACATCATCATAAACAATTGTGGTCTTTGTGATTCGTCCGGATTCTTCAACCGCTGTCTTGTAACCTGCGCTGACGCTAAACATTCTGATACCCCACAAGCCGGAAACTCATGGGCTCGTAGATTAATGCCGGATCCAAGGAGTAGACTTTTGGTTTTCGTCCGGAAGACGGGCAATAGAAGTAGTTGGTCTTGTAGGTCTCGGTCTCCGCATCCCAGTATTGAACCTGGAATTTGACCGGTGACAGATGACGGAGCAACTCCCCCATTTCAGAAGCAGTCATTTGAGCCACTTCGAGATCCATTTCCGGGATCACTGCAACGCGATCCCGGAACAGCTTGCCTTGCAGATTTCGCTTTGTCTTATCAGAATCCAAGTCCTGATTACATGGCGAGAACGCTTTGATCTTCGGAGGGATGTAGTTGTCCGAAGTGAACTTGATCAAATATCCTCCAAATGGCATACACCCTCCTTTCTAGACTTTCAAAAGAGTCCGGCCAGCCTGTCGCTGGACATTGTTGATATTCTTAATGGCAACACGGCCAAACGTATCACCCTCGACGATCATGGTGATTTCGATGGGACCTGAACTACCCAGTCCCGACATGCCTTGCAGAACCGCATTAGCGATATCTTCTTTCATACTGGAGAATTGTGGCGATTGGCCCAATGGAATCACAGCTTCGTCATACCGGCCTTCACCGATCTGAGCAATGGTTGCGTTGGTTACTACGGCACCGGTCGCCAACTTTGGAATCTGTGGTACCGGTAAGGGATTGACTCCCCATAAGCCTGTAAAAGGCTTGAATCCTAAGATGGATGTTGAGCGAATTGTGTTAAGTAAACCGTTGATCACATTGAAGGGTGTCGCAATGATCTTGTTGATTCCGGAAATGATGGCATTCACAACGGATTTGAAGACATTCGAGATTCCATCGACGATACCGGAGAAGATCTTTCCTCCTGCACCGAGCAACTTCAGGATCCCGTTCCAAACATCGGTAAACACTTTTTGCACGACTTGGAATGCGGTTTGGAATCCCTTCTTAAGGCCTTCCCATACCCCGACGAAGATATTCGCGAGGTTCTTTGCGAAAGTTGATACCGTATTCCATGTTTCAGCAATTTTGGCAATCACTGAGACTGCGAAATTGATTACAGCTTGTTTGACTTGATCCCAGTAAACGACCATCGCAATAATGGCAGCGATCAATAACCCGATGCCGACGATAATCAACCCGATCGGATTAGCCGTCATGGCCACATTGAGTGCAATTTGAATGGCCACCAAAGATGCCAGAGCAATCAATAGCGGTGCCAGGATCGGTTGTAACGATTTGAGTTTCTCACCAAACGCATCAAGTCCAGCCAGCTGCGCCGACATATCAAAGGGAGTCAGATCGATCTGAGGAATTTGTGGAGTCGTTGAAGATGCCTCCGTATCCTGAAGAATGGTCAAGTCATCGAATCCGGCCAAATTGCTTAAGGCCTTCGAAGTTCCTTTCAGGCTCTTGGTCAATTGATTAGTGGAGTTGACACTCGTGTTGATCTGCAGATTGAGCCCAAACATCACATTAAGAAACTTTGTGGTGTAAGCAGCGGCCACGATGACCCAACGTACCAACTCAGTCATCCATTTGACGACCAGCTCAATAGCTGGAGCCATTAAGGTGCCTAGTGCTACGTACATGGAATCAATGCGATTCTGCAATTCCTGATTCTGACCAAGATACGCTTGAACTGCTTTTGTGATTACAGAATAGATTGTCCGCAATCCCAATAACATGGCACCGAGTTTGCCAACACCTTTCAGAGATTTCTTCATTGAGAGATCCGTTTTCTCACCGGCATCAGCTGCGTTTTGACCGGCTGCCTTGAATGCGTCTTTGACCCGGTTGATTGGCTTACTGTCAACCTTGTTGATCGCAGCCTTGACCATGTCAATCTGCTGTTTGACCAAAGCCAAACTGTTCTCAAGATTCATTGCACTTTGCTGCATCTTGATGATCTTGGGATTGGCGTCAATGGACGGTCCCTTCATTCCGCTCATGGCCATTTTGTTCTGAGTCATTTCGATGGTGGCATCGATTTTGGCCAAATCCGCAGCCATGACATTAAATTGCGATTCAAGCGAAGCCAGCATCTGATCGAGAGCTTGAGTACTCAGACCATTCAATGACTGCTCAAAAGCATTTATATCCGCTGTTGCTTGATCTAGGCCTTGGGATAATCCTTCGGTTTCGGCATTGACCTCAACCTGCATTCTGGCCAGTTTGTCCGGCATGGTTCATTTCCTCCATTCTCTTTAGAGCATCCGCAACTTTCTTGTCCATTTCTTTGGCCCATGCGATATCCTCGAGAGCTTTCTGTCTGGACTTCTTGTTGGTATTCATTATCTTTCCGAGGTAGTACGCGAGGGGTCTCGGTCTTTGTTTCGAATTAGTGAACGCAGCAGTCTGGTATGCCAACTTAACGATATCGGCCTGATCGCGTTTCAGTTTCTCGCGATATCCGATGACATACCGATTTACCATCCACAGCTCACAGTCAAGAACCTCTGCCGGTTTCAGTCCGACAGAGGCTCCTGTTTCGATAAGTCTGTTGAGCCAAGATTCATCTTCCGAATCTTCTCCTGCTGCGCTTGGACTTTTTTTTCGATTTCATCCTCAGATAATCCAGGGTACTGAATCGCCATGACCAGTTTTGAAACTGCATCATACAGATCCGACAGACCCATATGTTCTAAGGCCAACTCCTTGAATTCATCCGGTTTCATCGATTTAAGGCCACACGACAGGAAACTGATGAGTTCCTCGACCGTCATGGACGGAATGCCGTGTGCAGCCTTGAGAAACGGCTTAGCGAAGCGTTTCTGGACGTTGAGGGCTGTCTGAAGCTTCTCGGAGAATTCAATCTCTATGACTTCAGTTTCGCCATTCTCGTGGTGCTTATTGATGATTAATTGCATGATTCAAAATGCTCCTTTAAACAGGGAGTGTCAAGACAACACCACCGGTTCCGGAAACACTGATCGAGATTTCAGCGACACCTTCGGCATCGTGCGAAACACTCAACGACTCGATGTAGGCATCCCCGGTGAAATACTTGGTGGCATCGAGATAGAACCCGAACGTGAGTTTGGTTCCGTTCTCGTAAGCAGTCAGCAGATCATCCTGACCGCTGGTGGCTGAGAAGTCCGCCACGCCGTCAGCATCCGCCTTCCAGTCTTTGACCCCCGGAACTTTCTCTTTGCTGGTGGATCCGAAAGAAACCACTTCAGCAATGTCTCGCGACAATTCCAGGTTCCATCCGGACATGTGACCGATCGCGTCAGCTCCATTTTTGATGTTGCCAACTAGGCCATTGTAGATTTCAGGCATTTATTGCTCCTTTCAGTTATGCGATTTGAATCGCATATCAATTCGCTTCAAGTCGTTTTCGAGTGAACTGTTGTCCATCTCCATCGTGCGCCGGTAGCCTAACTGGGCCATCTTCGCAGAGACATCAAGTGCTAACTCACTGATCCCGACTTTGTCCGCTCCCCACAAGTTGATCAGAACGGTCACTTCAGACTCTTGGTCGTAAGTGAAGTTCTTGAGTGGAGTGCGGTTGTTGACTTGGAAACAAATCAGCGGAAGAGTCGTGAACGTTTTAGGCCATTCAGAGACGACCATTCCCACACCGGGGATTGATTTGAGTCCGTCAAACAAGACTGATCTGATGCTCATAGTGTTCCCTCCTTTACCGCTTTTTTGAGTTCTTCGTTGAATATGACCTCTATGTTCTTTTCATTGTTCATAAAGGCCGGATACATGAATGGCTGTGCCGGTTGTCCATTGGTCGCATACCACACAGACCCATCTTTGAAAGTGATCTTCTTGAACTGATACTTCAATGCATCGGCTTCCGAAATAGCATCGCCAGGAATCAACCAGCCGGTCATTCGATACGCAACCGGAACATCCGGAGAGACTCCATCATGATTAGCTGCTCCGACGGGACCCGTACCAAACTCAACGTACCAACTGTGCTCCGTGTCTGTGTAGACAGTTCCACTGATCTGCTGGCCATTCTCATCAACGGCCGTGAAAATCGTGCTTCTTAACTGCCCCAGATTGACCGGAGCATTCGCGACTGCATCAGCTTGGATCAGGTCCAAGGATCTTGTTACCGCTCGTTTGACGGATGCAATCGCTGCTTCCTTGAACTTGCGGTCCATTCGCGCAATCTTGACTTTAGGTTTCATCACGCTTGCAGTAGAGCACGGTATGCGAATCTTTGACTTCGATTCCAGCCACACGATAAAACGACCCGGAGTAACCGATCAGCGCATTGCGTTCAATCGGAAGAGTGTCGGACGAGATGACTTGGATATCGCTGTTGATGGCCAGTCCATACATTTCGGCTTTGACCTGATCAGATACCAGATGCACATTGACCTGGTGAGTTGTGGAAACGGAGTGTGCTTTGATGATGCCACCTTCAGCATCCTGACTTTCAGTTTCGGTGTAAACGGTGATCGTTTTGTCCTGGAATACACGCTTCTGAGCCTCTTTAAACGAGCTGGGAATGTTCATGTGAACTTGACTACACGGTATTTGTTGAGAATACCGGTATATCCTTTCAACACATCCAGATCACCGGCTGATTGCTTATCGACATCAGAAGACAGCTTGTAACTGACGGACTGTTGACCATCACTCACACTGGAAATCGCTCCGGTTGTCTTACCGGCTTTTTCCAGCATCTGGTGGAATCGATCTTGAACCATCGAAACAAGCACATAATCCAGTCCATCCGGTACCGCAACGATGTTACAGTACTCCAGGACTTTGAGTCTCATTTCGGATTCGATGTCGGCCAATAGCGTATCAAGCGTTGAGTCTGTGATGAACTCCCGGAGTTTAACCGATGCAACGATTTGTTGCTGGTCCATGATCACTCACCTTCCGGATGTTTCGGTTTCCGACCAGGTTTCTTTTTCGTCTCCTCATCGGCAGACTCGATGGGTACTTCCGACGGTTCCGAATCCTTCACTTCAGGGTTCTCTTTCTCGACGGTATAGCCGTGCTGTTTGAACCACGCAATGAGGTACGGTTTATAGGTGTACCCAACTCCTTTATCGAATTTGACACCGGCAGAGACACCGTCATACTGCTTGTTGGGTGCTACGATCTTTGCCACTTGATTTCCTCCTTTCGATACGGAAAGAAGCGTGTCCGCAACCAACCGATCACGGACACGCAACGTGTTTACTGCACTTTGATCTTGCGGAAGACACCGGCAGCTTTGGTC